CAGCACACCTGAGCCCCGGTGGTCGCCGTGGCGCCATGACACACGACAAGAGAGATCGTACCAGACCCACGGGTCGCCGAACTGGAGGCCGCGACGATGGTAACAATCGCGCTTTTCCCGTTGGTGAGCGTAGTAGACCCCGCCCCGGCATCATCTCCGGTATAAACGCTGGCGGACCACAGCGAATAATCGGCCTGCGCAGCAAACTCCTTCGCCTGGCCGTTGACCACAACCACGCCGGCCCCAAGGTTGACGTTGAGCACGGTTGCGCCAGTCGCGCCGGTCGCCTGAGTCGGGCCAGTGGTGGCCGCAGACGCATAAAGACCATTGGCGACGTAGTTGTCGAAGAAGGCGCGAAGCTTGGACAGAATCAGGGCAACCTCGCTATAGTTCGAGCGGTCGGCCCCGGTGAGCTGACGCTGAGAATACGCCTGAAGCGCATCCAGGTCGGTGTGAGGAGCAATAGTGCTGGTGATCTTCTGTGCGCCCATTGGCTAATCCTCGTCTCCACAGAGACTTTGAAGGTTCAAAAACTCTTCCAGTGCGGCCTCCTCGTCGCCATCCTTAACGGCGGCGATAAAGCCCTTCATCGCCTCAAGTCGACCCTCGCCGGCATCGTCACCGTCCTCAGACATCTTCTTCTTGGACAGCTTCTCTCCGATGAGAATCGCCAGGCTTGGCTTGCCCTTCATCACTGGTTACCTCTGACCGGCAGCGCTGGTGACGATGACAAAATTGACCCAAAGCAGATCGGTCGCGGTCGGGTCCGTCTCGGTTCCAGCCTCGGCGCGAAGGTCGATCTTGAACGTCCCGGCCTTCGCCTCTGTCTTGCGGGTGGATGCGGAGAGGGTGGCAGGAAGCAGGAAGCACATTGCCCCGCTGGCGGGCTGGTGAGTGCCGCCCTTCCAGATCACGTCGAGCGCCTTGGTATCAAGGTTGATGGTGAAGTTCCCGGTGTCGGTTCTGGTGACGCTGGTCACGCCTGGGCAGTCGGTGACCGAAATGGTTACCGGAGTGCCGGCGACCGTGGTGAAGTAACCAGAAACCTCGACACTGCCTGGCCGGTAGTTGTAACTGAACTGCTGACGAGCCTTGCGAGCCATTCTCTTCTTTCCTTTTGGCCCCCGCCGCAGCGGGATACCCCGAAGGGTGTTTAACCGAAGGGGGAGGACGCACCATTGCGCCCTCCCCCCAGGGTAGTTAGTCGACTACAGGATGACGTGGCACCACGCGGCGGTGTTCTCGCAGGCGAGGTTTCCGTAGAACACCAGCCGGCACTCATACGCCGACTGGTTGTAAACCTTGGTCCACTCCTGCCCGTCCTCGGCGTCGACGCGAATCGCCGGGCCGGCACTGAGCAGCTTCAGGGTGCCAAGCTCGCCGACATACGCATGGCCGGCGGGGCACTTGGTGCAGGGCATGACTTCCATGGTGCCCTTCGGTCCAAAAATCTCGATCGCCGAGAAACCAGCCTGACCGAGCTTCCCGGCCGAGCGCTGCACAGTGCTCCCAAGCTCGGCGACGAGAGTGCGGAAGTCGTAATACGAGCACAGAATCACATCGGGAGCGCCACTGCCGTTCTCGGCAAGCTCACTAGCGGCGTTCTGGAACGCCTCCGACATCTGCATCCCGGTGCCGGTGTAGCGGAAGCCGCCGAGCCGGGTATCAACGCTGCGGTTCACGCCAAAGAACGCGGTCGCTGACGGGGCCGAAGCCGGACACCACGAAGCGAGCCCAGAGATCGCCTTGACGTCGCTGGCGTTGACATAGGTGCCCTCGCGGAACATGCTATCGAGCGTAGTCAGACCAGAGATTCCGGACAGGTCTGGAGTGACAACCATCGTGCCGGCGTCCCGGTTGATGGTGGACACGGTCACAGACGCGCCGCTATCACGCAGTGCGCTGGTCTCGTTGGCTGCAAACACGACCTTCATGTTGAGCGCGAAGTTATTGATGTCGCGCAGCGAGGTGCCCATGGTGATCGTGGTTCCCGTGGTTTCAACCACGGTACCAATCGACCCGCCAGCGGTACGGAACAGGTGGGTTTCAATCTCATTAGCCATAGCGTTCACGCCAGACCGCATGGCGAGATCCACCGCACGAACGAGGGAGGCGCGATCGTTCTTGGTCAGAGCAATCGCCTCGGAGTCCACACGGGCGACACCGTGCAGAGCCACCGTGGTAACGCTGAACGTACGCAGCTCGGCCGCGCCGGTGTTACCCTGGGCGGTCGCGAACGTCGGGCTGATACCCTGCCCGTCCTCGACGAGGGCCGGGATCTGAGTGTATTTGCCGCCAACGGTCTCGTCTTTCTTCAAAGCGGTAAACAGCGGGCGAGACTTGGCGCTGTGGGTGAGATCAGCAAAATCCTTGGTCGGCCAGAGTTCCTTCATCACCGCATTCAGAGCGGTGGTCGTGTAATTCCCCATTGTTCAAGCACTTACGCGAGATGCCAGGTTGTAACGGCTAATCGCTTATCGTGTGGGGCCGCTTATCAGTTGCCGGTGGCCATGTGGCCCGACTTGTCGCGGTGGCACTCGTGGTTACCGCTTCAAGTCAAATTTCGGTTGCGAGAACCGCCGGTGACTGATCGCGAATGACTTATCTGGCGGGTACTATGCTACAATGGTAGTGTGACATCTGGGCGTGCGTTTGTCAAGCATTACTGAGCTTCCTCGGGCCGAATTCCAGCCCGATCAAGCGCCTCGAGCCGAGCCGCCGCCCTCTTCATGCGCTCCTCATAGGTTAGCTTTGCCGGATCAACAAGCGGAGTCTCCGTCCTGGCCGGCGGGAGACTGGCGGCTTTCTTCGGCTTCGCAGCACGAGCGGGAGCTTGGGCACTCTGCAACTTCTTCACAGACGAGACAGGCTGACTACGCTTCCTCCAATCCTCAACCAGCGCCTCCTCGACGGCGTCCAAAACCTCCTCCCACGAAGGAGCGGCCGACCTGACATCCTCATCGGTTGGGGCGTCAAGCTGCGACAGACGTTGCCGGTAAATCTCCTGTGCCGTCTCGACAGCCAGGTCGTATGCCCCGCCGCCATTGCTCGCCAGCCCAGACTCACCGCGCCTCGCCGCGATCATCTCCCACCGATCGCCCTGTGCGGACACGTTCTGGTGAACGCTAACCAGCTCATTCCGGTACAACTCGCCACGGGCCTTAGCCCTCTCGTGTTCGTCACGAGCCTGTAGGGCACGCTTCACGCTGTCCAGTTCGGCACGCAACGCCGCGACCTCGGCATCGGTCTGGGGCGGCTGCTGCTCGGCCGACACCGGCTGTCCCGGCTCTTGCTGTGACGCAATCGGAGTCTGCAAGTACAGGTCTAGAATCTGCTGCGGCCCGATCCCTACCGCTTGCAGCGCTCGCATCGGATCCGCTCGCAACTGCTCAAGGGCAACCGCCTGTTTCGTCTGGGCTCGCAACGCCTGGATCTGCTTGTCCTGTTTAGCCAGCTTGGCCAGAAGCGTGCTAATTCGCTTCTGTTCTGTCTGTCCCGCTTCCTCTTCCTGCTCGTCGCCTGGCCCCTCTGTGTCCTGAGCAACTTCCGCCTCGCCCGGCTTGTCGTCGTCAGCGGGAGGCTCCGCTGCCGAATCCAACGCTTGCACAGCGGCCAACGCCGCTGCGGTACGATCCGGGTTGGGTGCAAGAGCAGGCGCTTCCTTGGTCTCGGTTTCCATTCATTACCCCATCATCTCGGGCGTGATCTCGCCCGGCATGGATTCAATCGGAGCCGGCATCGCCGGCATAGCCTTCATGGTCGTCGCTGGTGGTGGTGGAGGGGCCGGTGGTGGAATTGGCGGCTGCTGACCAGCCTGAAGCATGGCCGTCGCCTCACTCATCCACGCCTCGAGACGGCCACATCGATCAGGATCGATACCGCTCACCCTGGCCTTGCACCAATACCTCGTAGCCAGTTTGATACCGAGCGCCAAGTCCTGAAAGGCAATGGGTTCAACATACTCCCCATCGCTGGCCAGCATGTGCTCGAACACCATGCACAGGTCTTCCCATGGCGCATTATTCAACCGTGCGTGCTTGTCAATATCAGGATGCATATCTCCGAGCACTGCCTGAATCTGCGTCCGGTCGAACGCTCCAGACTGCGCCATTTCAACGGCGAGCTGCACGCGACCAGGGAGCGTCTTGGGCAGCGACGACGCCGGATATACCTGAACCTCGACGAGATCGTCGTCCATATCCCAATCCAGATCAGACGCCTCGACGCGCTCGACGACGTTATTCTTGTCGTCGACCACATTGACGCCCTTCAGATTAGGAGTCATCTGCGCGCAGTCCACAATCCGCTTGGAAAGCTCTACGGCGGTAATCTGCTCCCATGTGCGCTGTTCCTGTGAGAACCGCTGCGTCTCAACGTCGATGTAGTTGATAAGCGCGACACCAGAATACAGCCCACTAGGCTTCTGCGACGTTGCCGAAAGCAGAGACACGCCAGCAATCTCGAACGCCCGTTTGTACAGCGTCTCAAGATACTGAAAGACCTGCTCGTTAACGGCTGGCGGACATACGACTTGCGGAGGCTGTGGCCCGTTGAATGTCAGCAGACGATAGGGCAGATTGGTCATCAAATGCTGTTCGTTGACTTCAGCCCCCCTCGGACACGCAACGTAAGGCACGGCGAGGTGTTCCATGTTTCCAGAAATCTTCGCCAGCGTGCTATTGATTTCAAGTTGGATCGCTTGAAGCTCCTCGGCCAGACCCGTTCCATGCCATCCGACCAGATCGCGCGACCATCGAACTGGAACTATGGGAAACCGAGGACAGTCCCACGCTTCACTGTGCAGCGTTGCAGAAGAAACGGCGATGATATGCCGCCCCGCATCGTCCCCCCTGGGAAGGCGCCATGCCTCGACGACCTTAACCAAGTCACGGCATACGGCGTCGTCGCTCACGTCTAGTTCGCGCGGAGCCAAGAGAAGCTCCTTCTTCTTCTCTGGAAACAGAGCAATCAGTGCGTCCCGGTCCCACCAATCACGCTTGAACAGAGAGCGAGCGTCTCCGTTGATCGCCGCATTGTCGTCGACCAGGATGTTATCGGGATGCACGGTCTCGATTAGGATCCGACCATCCTCTGAGCGCACATACAGATAACCGTCGCCGTACAGAGCAGCGTCCCTGAATGCATGGGCAGCCGTCGCCCACGCATCATTCGCCATCAGGACGCCCCAAACATACCGTTCAATCTTGGTTACCTGTTCAACAAGCTCCTCCGACGCGGCACTGGGCAGATAGCGAGGCATGGGTCGCGACAGGCACAGCTTGGCCACAACCGTGTCGATACAACTTCGGATCACGTTGTAGGTAAGCGGTCGCCCCAGACCTGTTCCACCATCATAATCCGGTACGTTGCTGAACGATGAGAACCGCCACTGTCCGGGTCGAAAACCAGCTACCGAGCGATCCTTGTACAGCGTGGCGAACATCTTGCGCTGCGCCGGTCGCCACGTCTCGGCCGACTCAATAGCCCTGGCAGTCTCGAATACTGCCTTGTGCGGCTCCTCGGTCTCTCGGTGCCAATACGACTGAATTACGTTTCCGTTAGCCAGTTTTCATCTTTCCTTCTCCTGATTCGCTTCTGTGTTTCGAGTTGATCTTTGCCCGAAACTCACGGGCCTCTTTTTTCCGAATCTCCTTGATTTGATCCGTGATTGCCGCGATGTCGTCGAGCAGCTCGTCGTACCTGGCGAGGGCTTCCTTATAGCAAGAATCCAAAATCTGCGCCTCGCGCTCCAGATATCGCAGGTGCTCTCCCCACGTCGCCCCGTCCTCTTCCGAATCTGGGTGCAGCTCGTCCCGGTCCTCCGGAGCGTCTACCGTTGCCACCACAAGCGCAGCCCTCGCCTTGTCCAGATACTCTGCGTAGCTATCCAGCGTCGGCCCGATGTCCGCAAGCTCGCGATGAAGGGCGGCAAGCATGCCCTTGAGGATCATCTCCATCTCGCATCCCTCCGCTTCAGCACGTTCCGCTCAAACATCAACTCTTCCTCGGTCTTGGTCGCGAATTCGGCGCTCCGCTCTAGGTGACCAAAGCAGAATCGGTATGCGTACAGCACGCTATCGGCTGCGTCGTTCGGCATCCCAGGCTGTTCCTTGGACGTGCTCTGCGTCTCTCCGCTATCAGTTCGGCCAGACAGTGAGACCTGCTGCCAAGCGAGCTGACGATACTCGGCCAGCAGATCCACGTTCTTGCCGCGAACGATATGGACCCGCCCGGCGACCAGATCGGCGTTATACGTCTTAATCCAAGTCGGCTTATCTGCCTTCTCCGTCGGGAAGGTGGCGATTCCGTAACGATACCCAAGCTCCTGCGCGACGGTTCTCTGCCCGAGCCCTCCACCCATCGACTCCGTCTGGGCCTTAGAAGCGTGTCCCGTATCGACCACGATGGGGGCGTTTGGATACCTGCTTTGCAAGTCGCGCAACCGCTCCGCGATCTTATCCGGCAGCAACCTGCGCGCTTTGTGGCTCTCGAGCACCCAAATGTCTGGCTTGCCACGCCTCCACCCCAGCACCGACATCGCCGTCGCGTCCTGCCATCCGATATCGCAGCCGATGACGAATCCAGCCCAGCCACCGTCTTCAATGGGTGGCGCAATGTCGACGACGTTCAGCGCCTCGTCGACCTGATACACGAGATCGCTAGAATCGAGCACCCACTCGCCGAAATACTCGCGACGAAACTCGGCGTTCTCGTCGATTCGTGGGTTTTCCTTACGCTTCTTCGCTACAGCCGCAGCCCACTGTGCGGCCATGTGCGGATTCTGCTCGGCAATCCAAAAAAACTGTCTCCAGCCAGGTATCCCGTCTGACGTCGCCTTGTAGAACGTCCCGGAGGCGTTCGTCGTCGGAGTTCCCGTCATGATCAGCGCGCCGGACTTGTCCATCAGTGCCGGTTCGATGACTGCCTCGATCAGATAATCGAGCACGGCGGGGCGGAACTTCGACGCCTCGTCGATAACCACCATATCGAAGCCCTCTGACGCACCACGAAACCGATCGGCCACCTCCCCGCTGGCACCGGCGCCAATTC